ACCATGTGCCGCCCATCTCAAGCAACATATCGCTTGTCGCGCCCAAATTTGCGCGCCCTCGACCAACTGCTCCCATACCTGCATTGATGCCGGCAGCGTTGCGCTCAACGCGCGCCGCCGCACCGGTAGCAATGTCGCCGGCAGCCTGGGAGCTCTGGATCGATCCAGGCGTGACCGCTGCACCAATCCGAATGTCTGCCCTCATCTTGTCAGCGTTTGCAATCGCGTTTGCACCCATCGCCGCGCCTGAATATTTAAGAGCCGCGCCATTCAGTTCCGCCATCCGCCGCTCGACGCCTTGGAACACCTGCGAGATCCCTTGGAACGCCATCTGCGTCATCTGGAGGGTCGCAGTAATTCCAGCCGCAGCCGCGCCGCTCCGGGCCGTCTTGTTGAGCTTGCCAAGTTCCGCCGTTGTCTTTGCGACGCCACGCGTGATACCACTGGTATCCATTTCCGCGTAGATCACAGACTTCATGCTCTTATCTGCCACGGTTCATTCCCTTCTTACGCAACCACGGGACCAATTCAGAAGGCCGCTTGTGAGTCAACGCGGACGCAATGATCGTCAGTAGGTATTCGCACCGTTCATTGGTGGTGAGTTCCTCCGCGAGTCCTGCGTCCATTTGCATCCTCATTTCGGGGCTTGCGTTTCGGTAGAGCCGCTTGGTAGCGGCGTTGTAAAACGGGGACGGTTCACCTCGTCAATCAGCGCGCTTGCCACCTCGTGATCGAGCGCGCCAACGTCCGCACCAGGCGCGAACAGCGGCGAGCCATCGGGAAGCGTGAATAAACGCGTCCACCAGAACTGCATATCGCCGGCCAATGAGATATCTGCAAGGGTCGCACGCCGGACCACCACCGGCCCGATGCCGACGATCTCCACCGTGCGCGGAGCCGATGAAATGACCTTTGACGGGTCGAGGCTCACTGCTGCTCCCAGCTCAGTTCCCAGGTGCCGGCGCCGGTGCCGTCATCGCTGAACGATGCCGACGTGATCTGGATATTCCAGACAGCCGGAGTTCCTGACACGTCCATGGTGTTCCAGTACGCGCTGTTTCCCTGGTCGGTGTACTTAAGGGTCAGCACTGCGTTGACGCTGTTCAGCAACGAAGTCGGCATCAAGTGAGCCCGCAGATTGTCATCGGCAGTGGAAGTTTGACGGAACAACGTCAACGATCCGGAAATGCGGGTGCGTCCGGGCGCGTACTTCTTGCGCCAGTCACCGATTGCCGTCACTTCGAGCGAGTCCTTCTCGATGTTCAGCGTGAAGCTCTTGACCTGCATCGTGATGCCGGAGGATGCCGTGAAGCCCGAGAAGAGGATTACGCCGCCGTAGCCTGAGATGAGAGCCATTAGTATGCCTTTGCAAGGATTGTCATTACGAGTGATACGACGCGCTCGGCGTCACTTTGTCCGTCGTCTGGTGTCTCTGTGCGCGCAGTTGCGTTGACTGCCACAAGCACCAGCACAATGTCACGCACCGTGTCATCGATGTTTCCCGTAAATACGGAAATCAAATCGTCCGCCACGGTCCATGCCGTCAATGCAGTGTCAGCCACGCAATCGGCGGTCACCTGCATCGTGTAGTGGGGGATCACCTTCCCAGGCAATGCCACCTCAAAATCCACCTGGGTGATCTCATAGACAATGCACGGGGTCGAGTTGCCGGCGCGGCGTAGTCCTGCGGATACGTCATGACCCGATGAAACCATCGTGTCGTAGAGGGTCTGTGCTGCATCGCTGATAGACACTATTTACCCCCCAGCAGCTTCTTGGCTTCCACTAGCACCTCGCGAGCCATTGCGTCGGTGATTCGTCCGATTGCCGAGCGCGCCCAATTCAGCGCCCGACCGCTACCGGGAATGCGGCGTGCGCCACCACCCACCGATCGAAACCGTGCAGATGTCCAACGGCCAGTAGTGTCACGGTCCTGCATCTTTGACCAGGTATTGCCCTTGCCTGGTGACGGGTTCGCGGAGTTCGTGTACTTCTGCGAACCGCGTCCGCCGTGCTTATAGCCCTGCTCGAGCAGATGGAACACGCCCTGCCGGCCACGCGCAGCCACTCCACCCTTCTTGCCGTACCGGATGCCCAGCTGCGCGATCAGTTTCGCTTGTGGGCCAGCGCCGCCACGCTTGATCACTATGCCCGTAGCGCTCGCCATTGCCTTCCTGTGGAGGTTCTTCCCGCGATAGGGTCCAGTGCCGACTACGCCGCGAAGTTCCGTCACGAACGGACGTAGCGCCCTACGGATGCCCTTGCGCCGTGCTTGCTCATTGAGTTCCGCGCTCAGCCGGCCAAGCGCTTGCGCTACCGTCGAGTTGTCGACCTGCAAGTGCATCTGCGTCGCGCCCGAATTGACCGCTGGCCGTCGGTACGGCCGAGCCATCACGGTCATATCACGATCGTGTTGCCTCATTGCGTCACCTCGGTGGCCAAAACTCGTAGCCGCTTCCTGCGCCCGTTGTCCGGATCGATCACGCTTGAGATGTTGTAGGGCGTAACACCGAGTAACAAACGGGACCGAGCCGCTACCAGTGGGCTATATGCCGTTTCAATTTCGATATCTGTCCTGACCGACACGCCCAAATCGTCGACCACTTCGCGCTGTGCGTACTTGATAATCCCGCGGACCGTGCCCACAGTGAGCCAGGCTAAATCAGCCTGACCAAGAGCATCCACCGTCTGGGTGGACTGCTGCACAGTGAAGACGTCGCGCCAGAATCCACAGCCGGCCATATGTCATCCGATCGATTGTGTGCTGTGCATCCGCCGCATGGTCTGGATGAACGGGTGAGGCTCCGGGGTTACGGCGTCATCGCCACGGAATGACTCGATGTGACCCACCTGAATCCGAATGGCTAGCCACTCTTCGTCGGTGATGTCCTTCAATTCCTTGTTGGTCGCGGCTATCCATGCCGACAGCGATGCAGCCAACGCCGCGGCAATGGCCGGATCGTCCTCATTGTGGGTGCGCTTCAGCCACGCACGCACGTCCGCCAGCCCAGGTTGTGTTGCAGGTATTGACATAGCACCTCGCTATTGCGGGGTGAGGTCGAAACCCCACCCCGCAACTGCTTGAGAGGATGATTAGGCGTTAGTGACTTGCATCTGCACGATGGCCTTCGCGCGAGTGAAGTTGCCGTTCATGAACATCGTGCCCTGGAACTTCACCTGGGCAGAAGCCGCCAGGCTCAGATCGTCGCGCATGATGGTTGCGCCTGCCCACTCGCGAGCGCTGTAGGCCTCATTGTGGTTGCCCAGCGACAGAATCACGTTCTTGCCGGTGGTTGCGGTGCTGGAGTGCGTCGGGAGGAACTCACTTACGGAAACTGGGAGTCCCATTAGGGTGAAGCCTGCGCCGGCTTGGCCGACGGCATCGGCTGATGGGACGAACACGGGCACTCCATTGATCGTCAAACCGGCGATCTTCGCGTACGCGTCTTGCGACATGAGCCACGATGACGTGCCCCAGTAGCTTGCTGGAAGACTGGTGTAACGCATCGCGGTGAGGTTCACCACGGTGCACGCTGCGGTGACAGCGAGTGCGCGAGTGGTGCCGGTGCTTGTCGCAGTGGCGATCGTGCATCCAGCGTTCACGGTGTGGATTCCGACAGGCTGATGCGTGGTCGCACCGTTTGTACCGGTGGTTCCCAAACCAGCTAGCAAGGCCCAATCACTATTGCGAACGAACTGCCGAGTCAGGTTGTCGGCTACTTCTGCCTCTAGATCAAAGTTGCTCTGCAAAAGCAGCTGTTTCGATACGGTTGTGAACGGCAAGCACGCAGCCGGTGCCAGTGGAACTTCGGCGAAGACCGGATTGAACTCGGTGCTCGCTTGCGTACCGGAGTCCGATGGAGTCCATGCACTCACGATGGCGTCCGTGCTGAAGAGCGCGTTATAGCGCAGAGTCTGGTAGCCCTGCACGCCAGTCTTGTAGTCCACCAAGCCTCTGACCGTTGTGGCAGCATTTGCGTAGTGCTGCATAGCATCGGTGTACAGCTTCGGAATTGCCACGGAGTTGGTAGCGGGGTTCGTGGTGGACATGTACGCCCGCTGTTCCGGCATACGGCCGCCGCGCAGGTAGTTCAGCCACTGGTCGCGGTACTCCGGCGAGGCGCGCCACTCTTCGCCAGCGTCGCGGCGGTCCATCGTGCGCTGAATCGGGGTCGCAGCCTCGCGGATGCCATCAGCCGCAGCCATCGCAGCGTTGCGGGCCTCGGTGATCTCCTCGATCTGTGCGACGATCTCGGCGCGGTTCTCTACTTCAGTGCCTTCGACGTTCTGTGCGCGCAGTTCTGCGAGCTTTGCATTCATGGTGCGGATGTTCATTGGCTTGATTACCTTTGTGATGACTGGCGTTTCTAGATGGCGAACTTGAGCAGTGGTGGCGTTGTAGGCACCCTGCTCGACGATTGAAATCTCTCTGAGATTGACTGAATTGAGGGTGCGCTTATCACCGGACCACGAATCCCCACCAGCAGGAACGTGGAATCCGAAAGACATTTCAGACACAACACCGCGTTTCACCAGGTCGAGTACCCCGGCGTCACGCTGGGAATCGCCGAGCGTGGCGGTGTATTTCAGACCTTGATCGTCTGATTCGAGCGTAAGTGTTCCGCTCTTGGTGTTGGCCAGAATCTGCTTGGAATCATGCATGAACCAAAGCGACGCACCGGCTGCGATCGATGCATCAAACGCACCAGGCGCGATGCGCTCGGTAAATGTGCCCTTCGCACCCATGAGCGGCTTGCTCCATGAGTTGTAGAGCGCGGCGTAACCGGTGATGGTCTTGCCTTCAACAGCACCGATAGATGCCTGACGTGTTTCGAGATCACTCATATGGCGGGTCGCCTTCTTCTGCGTCTGCGAGATTCGCAGCGGGTGTGATGCCGGAAATCACCGGCGCGGGATCGTCAAGGCCTGCAATTCGTGGCAAGCCGAGCCGCACGCGTGCATCGTTCGGCGCGAGCACGCCGATACCGACCAGTGCTGCGTACGCCTTACCGGCCGTGCGGAAGTCGCCCTGTGTGATGGGCACAAGATCGGTGGTGATGCGTTCACCTGGTGGGAGCAGCTTGCGGGAGAACTCAGCATCGATGCCGGCGCAGAACGGAGCAAGGCAATGCGTCACATACGCCTGGGCTACCTCTGGCTGTGATCGTCCTTCACCCTGCCCGAGCAGTTGAGCCGGCACGGAGAACGCCCGAGCGACTTCCTCTACACCGAGCCGCTTGCATTCCATCAGCCGCGCGGCTGCGTCTGCTGCCATCTGATTGACCTTCATTCCCTCGCCGAAGAATGCAGGGAAGCCAAGTTTGTCTGCGCCGCTGTGTTGCTCTGCCCACTTGGTACGCATCGAATCGCGCGCCGTTGCCGTAAGGGGCCCGGGGTGCTCAATCGCCAGCTTTCCGACAAAGCCGGATTTGGCCAGTTCCTCGATCGCTTGGTCCAGAATGGCTTGAGTTCCAAGCACGCGAGAGCACTGGTCGATCGGAGACACCCCGAGCCAGGGGGAGCGCGGGTCCGTCGAAGCCCGCACATGGACGATGGAGGAATCGTCCACCACTTGTCGGTCAATGATGTAACGCGCCTGTGTTCCCTTGATTTCTACGCTGACTGCGCTCGGGTCAATCGGTTCAAGGGCCACTGGGTCACCGGTGCGGAGGTCGCGCCGGATGAACAGGTAGCCGTTTCCGAAGTAGAGAGCCGAAGCAGCAAGCCACCGACGCACCTCGTACCCACTCAGGAACGAACTACTGTCGCCCCGAAGCAGGTCGATGACAGGCGAATCCTTGACGATGGATCCATCCCGTCGCGTGACGGTCAGGTCCAAGCGCGCCGAATCTGTACTGATCAGATTCACGGCACGCACGATGGCGGGGCAGCCGAGTAGATCAGTGGACAGCGTAGTCAGCGTCAGCGGAGTGAAGCTGATCAGCGTTTGCGCTTGTGACCGATAGAAGAATCTGCCGAACCATGACGCCATTCCCGTACTACACCACGGTATTTCACGAATGCAATAGCGCCTACATACACCGCGTCAACAGCGTGTAGACACTATTTCAGATTGTGTATGCGGCGTACATACGCGCAGTAATCAGAAGCCGGGTTGAGTCTCGTACATGCTGCCTCCCATGATCTGCAGATCGTTCAACACGCGCGCCGCCATGACCTGCGCGGTGAGTGCATCGATGTTGCTGGTGCTCTTTGCCTTGACTGGCATCGCGAGTCCCGTCAGTCCAACGAACAGCCGAGCCGACGCCAGGCAAGCGCGCAGCACTGGGTCAGGCTTGCATCGGATGCGTTCGGCGCGAACCCAATCGCTCCACACGGCCCAACCACCACCCATCCACACCATTGTCTGCGGCGCTTTGTGCCATTTCCACCCGTGTTTCCGCTCCATTTGGGCAGCCCAGGCGCTTGCTTTGCCGACCGGATCAGCGACAAAAGCACGGATATCGTAGGTTCGGCAGATCTCCACTAGCCTTGCTTCGACCAAATCGAGGTCGATTGTCGGCCCTCCAGCCAGGGAAAGTGCGTGATCATCCACCCATTTCTGCAATGGTTGGCGCGTGCGCTTCTCATCGAAGGCGATATCCGCGCCGGCCCACCAGTGATAGCCACGCGTGTGCACCTTCGTCCCATCCCACACCGCGAGGCACAGCGAAGTGAGATCGCACTGCGATCCGAACGCGAAGCCGCCCTGGCTGAAGTCCACCGCCACCACACCGGCCGCACCGGCCAACATATCCCAGTCCTCATCGACCGAAACACGGTCGAGTAGCTCGAGCGGGAGCGCGCCGGCGAGGTCATCCGTGAACGTAGCCAGTTCCTGCAGCCACGTTTCCTCGCGTGCGCGGGGGTCTGCGGTCGCCAGCGCGTTCGCGATCTTGCTCCGAATGTCACGGATCGAGATCAGAACACCGGCGCTCGGGTTCGCGTGCTGCACCGCCAGGTCTGAATCGGGATTGTCCTCCGCGTCCATGCCCCACAGCAGAGCCCACCACCCCTCCGGCAGCGGCGTCCCCTGGTCTAGACCGATCTCGCACGCTTGCCAGTACGGCCACAGTTCCCGCACCTTCTGATCGCGGTCCGGCGTGGTGATAAAGAGCATCTGCCCGGTGCGGGTCTTCGTCACGGAAGACATGGCGCGCAAGATTGCCGCGTCCATGCGGCTTGCCTCGTCGGCTATCAAGAGCCGGGGGCATATGCCATCCATAGCATTGTCTGTGCACGGCATCGCCTTGAGCGCCGCCTTCTTGTGTTCGATCAGCCCAATCGTGGTCGACCCACCCCCACCAACAAACCGCCACCGGTCCTCGCCCTTGTGCATCTTCATGATGCGCCCGTGGATGATATTCGCTTTCTCCTGCTGCGTTGCAACGCACGCCAGCTCCACATCGTCGCCGGTGGACAGCAGCCACTCCAGCAGCGCCACCACCAGGCCCGTCTTGCCGGCCCCACGAGCCACCGACCACAGCGCGTAGCGGGTTGCCGGAGTGCCGTCATCCGCGCGCCGGCGCGCCAGCAGCACCGCGCACGCGTGGACCTGCCAGGGCAGGAGCTTCATGCCCATGACCTGGGCACGGGTCACGAACGCATCGAGCTCCGTGACGTCCCAGGCTATGCCCATGCCGGCGGGGTCCGCACGCTCCGCCAGGTAACGGGCGCACGCGGCCTTGATGCGCTTCGGCGCTGGCACGATCCCGCCGACCACGCCCCTGGCGTACGAATCCGAGCGGTCGATCGCAGGGTATGCGCCCTGATTACTTACTTTCCCGGGCTCAGTGCCCTCACCGATGC